TCAGAAGGAGCTATACCCATTTCTCCTACGATTCTGGTGTATAGCTCCTCGATTTCTAAAGGAGATTTTAGAGATAAATTTTTATCAATATACGTGTTTAATAAATCGATTTGATTATCAGAACATTCCATTAGTAAGGATTGAACATCTTGTAATGACATATTAGGTTGATCGGTGATAAATCCAGCATAATACGTCAACAACTTAATGTCTTCATTTAAATATAATAAATCGTTTAAGATTATTAACCCTTTAAGTCCAAACCTAAAACTATATAGAATATTGTTTTTATATAAAATCATACGGTTTCTAAAGCTCCATTACCTAATAACGCAATTCGATATTGAAACTGTCCATTATATCCAGCAGATAAGGGAAAGCTTGTAATGATTGCGTTACCTTTATAAGTTTTATCTTTAATTCTAATTTCAACTTCTATATCATTGTTATTCATAAAAGCACCTTCCAAAAGAGAATAGCTTGTAGAATTAACAATATAAAGCCCAGAGCAATTAATACTCCAGGTTCTTAATCCAATTAACCGTTCTTGCCAATCTCCAGTAATTTTATTTGTAATATCCAAAGGAGAAGAAGAACGGTTTAAACTTACATTTTGTTGTCCAGCAACTGCTTTATTATTGATATAAAGAATTACATCAATTCCCTGTTGCACTTGTTGTTTCATCATCTTCCTCCTCTTGTAATCCAGAAGCAAGAACAAATCTATAAGTAAGCACTCCGTGTTTACGGACAGGCCCTGTTTCCTTATCACCTAGGACAACCATACTGTTTTGTCCCACTGCGGTGATCTCTGGAGCCACTGCCCGCAAATTTTGTAAGTGATTTATGATATTCTCACCAATGTTAATTATTTCTTGTTCCCCATTGTAGGTAGAAAAAATATCTAAAGTAAGAGTTACAATATCATATCTTACATCTAAGCTTACTGTAGATTGATATCCTCCAGTTCTAACCATTAACCAAGGAAACTCTTCTTTATATGTTCCATTGTCGGTAACACTGTATCCCAGGTCTTTTAAGAACTGAACAAACTGTGTTTTAATTTTTTCTAACATTATTACCCCTCCTGAGGAGCATCTACTAAAATATAATTATCTATAAGATCAAACTGACCCAAACATAAATACTTAGCATAAAGATGTTCTTGTTCTTGAGTTTCATTCCCATCTTTATCTTTTATATAAGCAAAACGAGGCTCTGCCCAGTCATAAAGCTTTCCTTCTGGAGCCTCAAATCTAAAAATTCTATCATTCATTTAATTAACCCCTTTAAGTAATGATTATATCTACAGAGCTACCAGATCCAAAGTTTGCATAGCTGCCTCCACCAGTCATAGAATTACCTATTGTGTCCATAATTCCATAAAGATTGACTAAAAGTGGAAAAGCTATGAATAATAGTGCTACTGCGGCAAGGGTTCCAATCATATATGATCCAAAGTCTGGCCCCATTTCTGCCATAGCAGCTTCTTGAGCCGCAGAAATTACATCATCTATTAAATTTTGCATTTCTTCTTGCGCCCAATCATAAGCTTCTGTAGCACCTTCTCCAAATACAGCAACCGCTTCATCTAAAGCTGGTCTAAAATATGGTTGAGCATCTTGGCACCAAGTCCCAAATTCTGGATATTGAGCATATTCTGCATAAGCTTCAAACCAAGCTGAAGTATCATCACAACCAGCATCAATGGTTGATTGTAAATAACCCGTATCAACCGGGACTAAATCTGTTGCTATACTTAAAAATGTATCAACAGCATCTTGTAAAGCTTGAGAGTAATCAACCTCAACCCATAAATCTTCTCCTAGGACTGTTTGGTTAAGCTCTGTAGGGAACCCCATCTGTTGAACAGTAAATTCTGCATATAAACCCATAAAAACACCTCTTTATACCAGAGTAACGGTCCATCCTTTATTAGTAGCAACCGCTATCTCTGCTGAGGTTAAAGTGTTAATAGCTCCTCCATCAGTTGCAGATCCTGAAGCACCTAAAAATGTAATTACATTGTTAGAACCTGCTGAGCAATCTGGTAAAGAATTAATTGTTGCTACAGCTGAGTCGTGATTATATCTAGAATATGCTACATCTAATGTATACCAATCTGGATCACTTTTTAAAACTGCATATGATGCTGCATCAGTTACTTCTTTATTAGTGGTAATTCCAGAGTTTCCTAATAGTGCACCTGTTGTGGGGAAGAAATACCCCACACCTGTACTTAAATCAATACTTTGATTAGACCAAGTTCTTGAATAAGGAGTTCCATTATTAGTAATAAAAGTTAAATTTTTTAATCTACAACACCAATAAAAAGTACTTGAAAACATATTTGCTTTTTTAGACTGAGTAGAACTTACATGTAAACCAACAATTTCATCTAAACAATAACAATTCCTAAATTGATTAACATAACCACTACTATTCGCATTGGTTCCACTTGTATAAATATGCGTTAAAAGATGGCTTGGAATGGCCCTTAATGACCTACAGTCTTGAAAAATACTTTGAGCGCCAGTTGAACCAGCATAATTATTAAAGTTTGTAGAAAAATTTAAATTAGCTACTTTTGCATCGGGTATTGTTCGTAACCTATAACAACCACTAAACATCTGATTTATATTATTGTATACAGTCCCAGACAATGTAGGTATATCTGTTAAATCATTACAATTATAAAACATACTATGAGAAGTGGATTGTGTATTCAATACCAATGATATAGGAGCTAATTCATCAGTTAAATATGATGATCCTTGAAACATACTTGAACCAGATACCCCAGAACTAGGAAAAACGAGTCTATCAGCATATTGTTGAAGCAAATATTGCCACCTATTCTCAGAAAAAAGAGATTGAACATTAGTAGGCATTTGAAATATTCTAGAGTCTATTGTCTCTCCACCAGAAATAGTGCTAACTTCAGTAGCCATTTCAGCAACAGTCATACTACTATTGCCACCAGTCTTTGCTCTAATAGCATTGGCAAGATTTGTTAAATCTATTGTATTTTCTAAACTATAAGCCATCAATAACTACCTCCTACTGTAACAGATTCCCAAGATTGGGTAGCAACACCAGAAGACACTGTTGACATAAGAATATAAGTACCATCTGTAGAAGACTGAGTTGGAAGTCCTTGAACAGTGACACTAATTTCATTATTTGCATCAATATTAATGCCCGTTCCAGCTGTATAAGTAGTATCAGTATCAGTAGCAGAAATAACTCCATTATTTATAGATATATTATTTCCAGCTGTATAACTAACTCCTCCTCCAGAAGAAGTAGAACTAATAATCCCATTATTATCAATAGTAATAGTAGAACCATCTACTTTAACTCCTCCAAGAATAGATGTAGAAGCAGCAGGAAGAGTATAAGCACTAGGAATGGTTGGTTTGTCAGTTAAATCTTCATAAGAACCACTGAAATCAGACTTATTATTCCAATTACTAATATCATTATTAGTGATTGCGGCCGCTGGTGCTGTGGATTCTAAAGCTCCAACTTCACTAGCAGTATAACTAGGTTTCGTAGATTGTTTTGCCCAACTAGGTACTGTAGGGTCAGTTTCTGTGTAAGAAGTAATAAAACCAACATCATTTTGCAGTTCACTTAATTTTGTTGGCACTTCTACTTCTAAAGAAGTAATTTGTTCCGCAATTTCTACAATATCTTCTGGAGTAAAATAATCGACCCATTTTACAGGAGTCTTTCCACTTTCACCTTTATAGGTAGGGTTTGATAAACTAGCCTCAATAACTAATTCATTATCGATTGTATAAATTTCATTAGCCATATTAGTATGTTACACCCCCCAATACTTTAAATTTATAAGGCCCAACTATAGTATCTACACGACCATCCGCAGTATTAACTTGAATATCATAGTAATATTTTCCTACTGGAATATCTGTATCTGCACTAGATAACTGAATTAAAGCCTTATGATCTTGAAAACTATTAACTATCTTTTGAATCTTGGGATCTTCATTTTCTAATTCTGTATTAACAGTAAAGTAAACTACATCACCTTCATCTAATTGATAGTTGTTTAATATAAAACCAAAACTACCAGTATCTTTTGCTACAATACTCATAGCCTTGGTTTCTTTATCATATATAAGCATTTTATATAAACCTCCTTATTCATTTACTTCCATAAGGACGGAAAAATATTCATTGCCATTTTTAACTTGTCTCATGACTTTAAACAATTTTTCTGAAAAAACATATCTGGCATAAATATATTCATCAAGTTTTATACTAGAAACCACATGTAATAACATCTGGTCTTTAACTCCATATTGAGTTAAATCTTTATATGTTGTATTAATAGAGACATGAGCTACAATGGTTTCTTTAGGCTCTATAGAAACAGAATTGCCACCCATATCATCATCAATAGGGGTAACTATGACCCTTTGTAATGTATCTCTTTTGATCATAGCATTTTCACCTTTCTGTGTTTATTCAATAACTTCACTACCTTTTCGCTGTAAAAATCTGTATATGAAGCTGATACCCCAGATGTACTTTGACTTACAGCTCCTTCGCTTCCCATTCTGTTATATCTTTCAATTACCATTTGAATCACAACAAAATCGAGCTTATCGGAGTATTCTTCTAAATTGCAATAGGTATAAGCCTCTTCTTTGCACAAAGCAATTAGCACCACAAGGAGTTCGTCACTATCATCATCATTCTCAAGATGAAGTAGCATTTTTATTTTTTCTAACATTAAAATCCTCCTTAAACAAAAAATAGGGCTTGACTTGCCCTTTTAAGACAAGCAAGCCCTAGTTATCTAATTAAGCCTTTGAATAATATGTCTTATCAGTATCTACAGTAGTATCTTCAGATGCAACATAAATACCATTTACGAATTCAAACCATCCAGAAGTCTTTGGATTAGATGCAGAATAACCTTGGCCTTCAGGATCAACTTCGCTATAAGGATTTTCATCAGAAGTAAGCTTCATAACCTTATCAGCATTTGTTAAAGCAATAACCTTAACATTTCTTCCATAAATAGTGTTCTTTCTCTTATTAGCGTCTCTTTCCTGTTCAATTTCAACGCCCTTCTTAACAAAGCAAGTAACAGCTTCACTTGTAGCAAGGAAAGCTACTCCAGAAGCAACAGCATCTGTTGGGAAAAGTGGAACACCAGCAATAGCTCCGATTGCTCCAGTTCTTACAAAATCTTCTGTATAAGAAAGAAGATTCTTAAGAGCTTTTTGATATTTAGCTACATCTTTTCTAGCAATCAGTAAGAAAAGACCTTCGTTTCTTTCTTTTGGGAGTGCGGAAATAGCTTCAACAATTCCATCAAAATCAAATTTAAAACCAAACTGAATTCTTGGAGCCTTATCAAGTTCACCAACAACTTTCTTTGTAATATCATTTGTAAGCTGCTCACTTAAATGCTCAATAGCTTTATCTACAGCTGTTGGATCATTCATTTGCTGCTCATCGAAGTAAGGAACTCTACCTTGAGTTGTAGTTACTTCATACTCTTCAGTTGTATAGAAAGCACCGATGTCGCCAGTGTTTCCATCACCCATATCGAGGTCTTCTACATCTCCAGAGCCATGATAAGTATGAATTTCAATCTTCATTCCAGGCTGTGCTGAAAGAGAATAATCAGTAGTAATAAACTGATTCATATCAAGAGCAGTAATAAGCTGCTCTTCAAGTTTTTCCTCTAAAATCTTGTTATCAAAAACAAGAAGAGTTTGTGTATCATAATTACTAGCCATTTTTAATAGCCTCCTTATTTTGTTCTTAATTGATTATATAATTCAGGATTAGACTGCTGTAGCATGGCTCTTTGTGAAATACTTAATTTCTTAAAGTCTTCTTGTGTCATACCTTTTTGTTGAACCATTCCTGTTTTTGGAGATGGTGCAGAAATTTTTCTTGAAACCTCATCAGCCACTGCAGCCTTAAACATTTTTTCAAAAGTTGTAATATTATCCATCATAGTCTCAGCATCGTCAGCCACAATATAATCAACAAACTCAACTGGGATTTCTCTTTTAGCTAAAATTTTTGTGGCTTCAAGTTTATTTTGAGCTATGGTGAATTCTTTTTCTCTTTGCTCTAATTCTTGGAGTCTTTGATTATATTCATAATCTTTTCTTTGACTTTCATCCATAGACTTCAACTTTTCAGCCTCCGCCATTTTATTTTCAAATTCTTTCTGTTGCTTTTTTAAAGCTTGAGAAACTCTCCTATCAGCTTCGGACTGTAATAAAGCCTGGACTTCTGATTCGGTATAAGTTTTCTCATTTTTTACTTCCCCTTCTTGAGTTGAAGTTTCTTGTACAGAACCCTTAACTTCTTCTGCCATACATTTTCCTCCTTAAATTAAATAAGATGCCCTCAAAGGAGTTCATCTCCTACTAAATTGGAAAATAACAAGAGCAAGATAAATCATTCTTGTCCTTAATCATTTACCATTTCTAATTCTACTTCTACTTCAATTTCTTCATCTGCTACTTCTTCATAAGCTATATAGCTACAAGCACAATTTGGATGATATGGTGGAAGTTCATCTCCTAATTCTGCATCCCTTAATGGGATTACTTCTCCAACATAACTCGTACAAATTTGCCCGCAAGCAGCATCACCTACAATTTCTATGTAAACAATTCCCATATTCAAATATGCGGCCTTGGTTGCTTGTGACCACATAGCCACCGTTTCTGTTTTAATTAATCTAGCTGCATCATAAGCCAATGAACCAGTTAATTTCCTCCAAGAAGCAACCATCCAATCATATCCTTTACCCTCTTTAATTCCTTTTTCTAAAATAAAATTAAGTTTAGATTGGAATTGAGCCACATGACTATATAATCTTTGACTATATACTTTGCCATCTTGACACCAGGGAATTGGTAAAATATTACTAGTAAAATAAGTATCTGTTATTTGAACAGGCACTTCCTTTCCTAATATTCGAGCTTGTGGAATATATGGTTCAAATAATTGATATGTTTTAATCATTGATTCTCTATAAGATCTCTGCATTGAACTGCCAATTAATGAAACCATAGTTGTCATTATTGCCCCCGTAAGGACTCCCCACAACTCATTTTCTTGTTTTAAGATTTCTTGATAAACTCTAGGATGATCTCTCAAATTAGTTGGCTCACCCAAAATCAAATCTTCATCTTCTTCGAATTCATCAAATAATTCTTCAAAATCATCAACAAGCTCCTCGAAAAAATCATATAAAAGATTATCAATAACCACCTCATCTTCATATGCATCTTCCAGAAGAGAAAGAAGCATTTCTGCGGTTGGCTCTTCTAAATCTCGGAACTTATTCATAATACCTCCATAAAAAAGAGCCCACAGTATTAACCATAGACTCTTTTATCTATATTTAAAATAGTCGCAATGACTATCCCTACAAAATTAATCCCACGAATGTGGTCTTTTAGAATTAACCACCTCATCTTGAAACACTGTTTTAATTTCATTCTCTCCCAACAAACTTGCGGCAATATCAGAGGGGTCTTGATTATCTAAAATCCATTTTAATCCAGAATATAACCCCACATACATCCACATCATGTTTTCTTGTTTTTCAATCCCATAATGTTTCATAGCTTTAGCGGCTAAGTCTACATTTTTTACAATTTGTGCTTTTCTTTTCAATGTTTATCCTTTCTACCCTCCTATAAAAATTTTATCAAAAATTTTTTTGAAAATCAACTTGCGTCATCTTCAGACTGACCCTTTTGCTCCTTCTCCATGGCCGCAGTTTTATAACCACCTGGATCAGCTAAGAAAAAAGGTGAAAGTTCTTTTTCCTCTTCTTTTTGCTTCTTTACTTTATCTAATTCACTTTCTACATTTTCTACAAAAGGAATTTGAGCAAGTAATGTTTCATCAGAAACAATACCCTCTAAAGATTTAACCATATTAGCAATATCAGTAATATTACTAGGAATATTTCTTGTAAAGATAATATCAACATCTCTCCAATCAAATTGACTACCTAATAATGAACTAATTTGTGCTATTAATTCAAATCTCATTTGAAGTCCTTTTTTAAATTTTCTTTCTTTTATAGATACTAAATTTTCAGTACCTAAAAGCTTAAATTTAATAGCAACTCCAGAAGCGTTAGAAGAGAATTCTTTATCAGCTAAATTAGGACATTTTGCAAATTTATGAATATCTGCATCTAATCTAGTTTTCATATTCTCTATTGTAGAATCATCGGTCTGTTTAACTAACCATTCCGCATTAGTGCCTTCATCCATTAAAAGCACTCTTTTTTCTTTCATCTCTTTAATATCATCAGCATCCGCAGTAAAGCCATAAAGAGCTAAATAGCAATCTGTAAAATATTCAAAATCATTAAGAGAATCAGATTCCATTTTGTCATAAGCATCAATCAAACTAATTACCTTTTCAAAGTCTCCGGTTTGATCTTCATTATTTTCATATATAGCTATTGGAACCATATTAAAATAATGCGGATATTCTTCCAGAAGAACAAAAGAAGTCATTCCAGTTATATTATTTCCTGTCATAAATCTGCGGACAGATTTAGAATCTATAATCTCAATAATTGTATAATCTTTATCTTCATAAAAATTATAATCATCATAATATCTAATTATAGCAATTAAATTTTGCTCAATTGTTTTATCATAGATAGGAATAACTTCTTGCGGGTTTAATCTTTTAAACCTTAATTGATTTTCACTTATATACAGTTCTTCAAAAGCTACTCCATATATTGAAGCATCTTTTGCTAATTCAGAATTTTCGTCAGCTTCATCATTATATTCAAAAATCATATTTAAACTATCTAACAAAGTCTTATCTTGACAATTATATGTAATTGGCTCTCCAATAAAATAACCCACTAAAGTATCTGTAATATAGCTCGCATAAGCATTGGCTATTTTATTGTTAGGTTTGGTAGTATCGTTCATAACACGGTTTTTAATATTATTTTCAGTGCAATAATACCTATCCAATTTTTGTAATCGAGGTAAGACTGTCATTCTATGATTATTAACAATTCGTTTGATGACGCTTTCAGTAAGTTCATCAACGCTATTGAGCGTAATCATTTTTAGCCTCCTTATTAGAACAATAAATCTTTACTCATTGATTTTAGTTGTACTCGCGCATCAAGGCACTGCATAGAATATCTAAGAGCATCTAAATAGTGATTAAAATCATCAACAGGCTCATTTATATATTCATTGGTGTTTTTATCTTTTTTCCAGGAGTAGTTCTCCAGTTCCTCCTTCACTTTTTTACAACTTGGATGCACAATAAGTTCATATTGTTGCACCTTTTGGATACCCTGTAAAATAGAACCTTTTCCTTTTGCACAAGGTTTAATGCGGTCTATGCCCGATCTTTTAATCTCGTCTATAGATTTCTGTTCGGCGGAATCGGCCATAATAATACTTTTAGCAAAACCCATTTCTCTAATTTGATCTGCAATAGCATCATTCAAATAACCAGTGCCGCCCCATTCTTTACAAACATAAATTCTTTGTTCTTCTGGAACCATCACTGAATACACAAAAGCCGTTGGGTCATTGGTATACCCAAAGTCCAGCCCGCACATAGATTGACCTTTTAATTTATCTGAATCAAAATCCATAACTTGCCAATTGTTATAAACCAATTTATCAAGAGAACCGAACTCTCCAAGAGCATAAATTTTATAATAGACAGGATTGGTTTTTTTCATTTGTAATAATGATTCAACGTACTCTTGAGGTAAAAATCTATTATCTTGATAATTAGTATGAACCACAGTGACTGACTTTCTAAATTCCAAAAGATCAGGATTATCAGCAAAAAATTGTAAATAACACCAATTAGCTTTTGAAACTGGGTTAAAAGAAAGTACTATCTGTTGGTTTGCGGCCTTAGGATCTCTGATTCTTAAGTTCACCTGTGAAAAATCGTCAAGGGTAAACTCAGTAGCTTCTTCAAGCCAAGCATCAGTTAATCCAGTTATAGATTTAATTTTTTCAGGGTCATCTAACCCCATACAAAGAAATTGACTTCCATTAGGTAAAGTAATGGAAAAGTCAGTTCTATTAATTCTACATTTATCCACAATGCCAAATTGTACCAAAGTATCTAAAAGTAGTTGAAAAGTAGAAGTTTTAGTAGTTCTATTTACTTTTCTTAACACCAATATTTTTCTAGTATCTTTTAGAGCTTTGTACACTAATCTTTGGGCAATAAAAAAGCTCTTTCCAGAGCCAGCCCCGCCATAAAAAACAATTATTCTAGTGCTAAAATCTTCTAGGTATGGTAGATAGCACTCATTAAATATGTTTTTATGAATATTTAATCTCATAGGAACAATACATTACCGTGTTGCACCAAGAGAGCACGAAGAAGAAACGCTACTCTCATATCAATATCTCTTCCAAGAGCGAGAGCAAGTTTAACTTCCTCCTCGTTATCTGGATCTACTGGATAATCAATACTTCTCAAATCCATTAAACATTTGGAGAATTCATTACCAGCTTCACCAGCTTTTTTATAAACCTCTTCTATTTGCTTTTTAATCTCATCCATAAATAACTCTTAATCCTCCACTAATTGAACTTCAATCGTATCTTTATTTTCTGTTTTAACAGTTTGTAAAGAAAGATTGCGGCTAAGCAGGTCCAGAGCTTTTATCTTCGAGTTCAAAGGAAGGTTTTCACCAGGTTCTCCGAACGCAATCATAGCAATCTCTTCCATTACTCGCATAGCATCAATATTAAGAGCCTCATAAGTTTCTTGTCTACGCTTTTCTATATACTCTTTAATATCTGGCCTGCGTAACAAATCATAACAGTATGTTGGGTCTTTGGTATGATTTGTACCATAAACCGTAAAATATGCTTGTCTAGCATTCATACCATTGCTCAAATAAGTATCAGCAAAGAGTTGGTGTTTCTTAGTCATAATCAACCCTCCTTTGTTAATACTGGTCTCCATTTAGTAATAAAAAAAAATCCTGCGAAATTATTTAGAATCGTCCATAATCTCATCTAAAGTAATTGTTTTTGCAGTTTTTTGTACTGTATATCTTTTATAATTTTTTTCTTTTGGTATTTGATAATTTAAAGGAGGCATATATTTTCGTATTAATTCTCCTTCTTTAATACCAATTTCTTCTTGAATCTTTTCTTTATCTATCTCTTTAGCTTTGTATAATAAGTCAAACTCAACAATTATTTTTCTTCCAACAGCCTCTCTTATTACATCATACTTGTGTGAGTGAGAATCTCTTATTGATTGATCTGTTAAGTTCATTATATGAAAAGCAATTCTTGTTTTTACATCATTAGACTTACCTATATAAACTAATTTCCCTCCAATAGAGATAGAATATATTCCTGCACAATCATACTTTCCAGGAGCAGAAGCCTCTATAGCATCTAATTGTGCTTTATAAACTTTTTTATTATACATTCTTCTCCTTTTGGTTGCGAGCTAAGGAAAAGTTTTTAAAGAGGGATTTTTAAACACGAGCGAAGCGAAGTGTTTAAAAAGACCGATATAGACCCTTCCCCCAACTGCTCTTTATATATAAAAATTAGGACATTTACTTTAATTAACTTTGTCCAACTTATCAAAAATTATTTTTTCTGAAAAAAAAAGACACAGTCTTACAGTGTCTGACAAATAGTGCTTAGAACCTAGCCCGCTCTATTCTGATTAATTTGATTTCTTTCCTTTTTTAATTTCAGCTTTTTCTTCAAGATTATAAGTTTCTTTAAGAGCCTTGCGAATTAAATTAGAGACAGTCATCCCTCTCTCTTGGACATATTCACAAACTATGTCATAAAATTCTTGTGTGCATTTCATTCCAAGAGTTTTTCTTAAATATTTATTTTCCATCTATAAACCTCCATTTATATCCGTGTGTTGATATTGCTTTTCCATTACAACACATTGAAATTCTTGCTTTTTTTGCCCCAGTCTGTCTAGCAGCTTCACTAATAGAAGGGTAAGTTGCAATTATTTCTCCCTGTTTAGTTAATTGCGCTACTGGTTTACTTCTTGTAAGTGCTGATCTTTGAATTCCAGTGCCATGTCTAACATTTTCTAATCTAGTGCTCCAAGAAAGATTGGTTAATTTATTATTAGTTTTATCTTCATCGAGATGATTAACTTCAAGATTTTCCATTCCTTCTACTGGATTAAAAGTTTCTAAAACCAATCTATGTACTCGTCTTTGATCTTTATGATAATTTACAACTAATCCTACTTTTAAATAACCATGAGAATCATCCCAAGGTTTTAAAAACTTTTGTTTTCTATAACTCCACACCTGTCCTTCTTCAGTAACAGCATATAAACCTTCATAACCTTTAATATCTTTTAACATTTGTCTTTTTCTCCTTTTCAAAAAAAAATTTTTTAGAAAATCTTCCCCCTCATTAGATTTTGAAAATTGAAAAAGATCGCCAAATTAGTTTTGTCCAAAAAATTAGAAAAATTTTTAGATAAAAAAAAGAGTTGAACCCATAAAGAGTTCAACCCCGGAGTTAAAAGGAAGATAACCACAATGTCTTTTTAAAGATGTTTAGACAAATTTGGCTCTTAAAAAATAGCACATTTGCTCTCATATAATAATAAAAATCAGGTTAAGTTTTTTAAAGGAATTTGTCCTTTGAGAAAGGAAATTATTTTTATATTCTATGAGATGAAAGGAGTTTTTATTTGCTTTCTCATTATTATTATACAAAAAATTTTTTTGAAAATCAAACAACCGTTCGCTTTATCCAAACAAACCGATCGGGCCTAAACCGCAACTATTGCACTACACACAAAAAAGAGTTAATATAATTATATTAATTCACAAAGGAGGTTAACCAAATGAAAATTACACTCGATCTTGATACCAACATTATCACAGTCCCAAAGAACTATTTCAAAATTATTGATAAGCAAAATGAACTCATCACCAAGATGGGAGGTGAGAAAGTTAAACCTCTCGATCTCATCCAGAAGTCATTCGAAATAGCAATGTCTGATACAGATAAATACCTGCACACTAGGCAATAAAAAAAAAAGACCCAGCTAATCAAAGCTGGGTCTTTTTTAAACCAATCTCTGTAAAGGAGATAAAGAATCATAATTTTTCATTAATTCAGTATCGTAAATGCGGCAATAGTGCTTTGTCATATCTAGAGTCGAGTGACCCAAAATTCTTTGTAAATCAAATGCGTTTCCGCCTGCCCTAAGATACCTTTCCGCAAATGAATGTCTAAACAAATGAATTGAAGTTTTTTCAACGCCTCTTTTTCTGTTATATCTTCGAATGGCTTCAGATAAACCGTTCTCTGTCATTTGTTCTTCATTCTCTTTTGGAAAGAGAAAATCAGTTTGAGAACCTCCTCTTACTTTTAAATAATCTTTCAATATTTTCTTCATCTCCTGGCACAAAGGCACAATTTGAGAAGAACCATTCTTTGTATGTCTGTAACTAATAATTCCTTCATCCAAATTGATATCTTGAATTCTTATATTACGAATAGTAGCAGCTCTACAACCAGAATTAAGCAATAAGTTGATGATGACCCAATTTCTATATTCACAAAATGTACAGGATTTCCGATCGGGTCTCTTTAAAAGTTTAACAAGTTCTTCGTTTGTGTAAGTTGTTTTGATTGACTCTTGGCCTTTATATTTTTTGATTTTAAGATCTGTTAGACCTTCATCATTACACCAAGACAAAAAAGATTGTAAAGTTGCAGTATAACTTCGAATAGAATTGGGGGATAATCCTCTATTTCTCAAGGCTAAAATTACATTCTCTAAATCTTTTTTGGAAAGCTCTTCAATTTGCTTTTCTACAGTTAATTCCTTGCTAATTGTATGGAATTGCTGAGAATACGTCTGAAGAGTTTTATTCCTTATTCCATTTGCTCTTTTAGAATTAATAAAATCTTCAAAAGTTTCTTCAATGGATTTTGATACTGGTTTCATTGTAATCATAATTAAAGACCTCCTGACTCCTTATAAATAAGCTTCTAGTCAAGAGGTCTTTAACCTCAATAAAGTATTGAAAATACTAGGTGGTGGAGCGTACGAGGCTCGAACTCGTGACCTCCTGACTGCCAGTCAAACTACCCACCAATCTATCTTTAATATCTTTAAAATCAACAAGACAGCTTGACTGATTTAGGACTATGACCTCTTGACTCTAGGCATTATAGCATACAAAAGGGTTGGAGACCAGCGCAAAAATTAAACCTCTGACTCAAGACGAAAGCCCTTAAATTTTAAGCATTTTCAATAGATTTATTGTCTCAACAAATCAATTTGCTTCTTTATGTAATCTATATCTTGTTTTATCTTTTCCTGGTTTTTTAAATATGTTGTAGTAAAATCTAATCTCAAGTTAGATATTTCAATTACAGATTTTTCAGGTTGCTTTGGATATCTTACTATCTTAACAACTCTCTGCTTTTGTTTAATCCTCTTGAGTTTATCAACTAGGAAAATGGTATCTCCTAATTGAACTTCATCGCCAATAGAAGAAAGCTTTAACTTATAACTACATTTAGGCTGTGCAAGTTCTTCAAGATACATTTCAGCAGCCTTCTTTAAATCTTCAGCATACTCATACTTCTCATCGACCCATACCTTCTCGATGTATTTGTTTGTGTATATGTTATTAGTAAGATATTTCTTTCCTCCATTAACTGAAGATATATTAAGTCCGTCTTTTCCATAAGGATAGAGGACAGTGCAATATTCATAAGAAGATGATTGTTTGGATAATTGTTGGAGCTTCAATTCGTTTGAATAATAAGTTCCAATCTCTTTCCCCATTTGACCTTGATCGTAAATAATCACCTTCTTATTTTTTGTATCAAACCAAAGCTCTTGATTGTTATCTGCGGCAATGGTCTTGATCATCTCAAAACCTGACTTATTAGGTTCTTGATAAGTAATCATTGTCCTATTCCCACTTCTATAATCAATAGACCATTCTGGAGCTTGGCTTATACAATATTCATAACCTTGTTGTAGGTTTAATCTATATAAATCGAATACTTCAAAATTGATTCCAGCCAATTCTTCATAATTAGCTATACAAAATACCTTAAAGAAGGAATTATCATTCATTATCACTTCTTTAATTATGTAGCTATAATCTGCGGTCTCGAGGTAGTTTTCCTCTACTAAATTGGCTAAATTTATGTCATTAACTGGGGCATAAAACTCTAGGTTTCTTGTCCCTGTGGCTAATTGTTCAATAGTATGAATATCTTGGCAGGAATCTAAAAGCATAAGAAAATGCTTATTAGTATCATATATTTTGAACATTAGATATACCTCGCATTATATTCTATTTGAATATTAGCCAATGATCCACTAGGGATTCTAATTTCATTCACTCCTGGCTGCAACTTTGGGAATTCCCAACCATTATAATGGCTAAAATAATCTTGATCATTGAGAAGGACTTGTCTATTCTCTCCATCAATGACCAAGACATCATTAGCTCGAATTCCACTTACCTCTATAGGTTCATCACTCAATCCAGTAATGGAAAGAGTGATGAAATCTACTTGAGGTATAAAAGTTATCAGGCAAGGAGCTGGAGCAGTTCCATTATTTGTGATAGTGAAACTGCTACCATTATTATCGAATTCAATTGGATAATAATTCTCCATATTTGCCTCCCTTATTCAACTATTGATAAGTTATTAGCTGTTTTCTTAATCCATCCTATACCAGTATAAATCCAATCACTATCCGCATATAATGTGTGAATAGAGGTAATTCTATCACCATAATGATATTGATCAATTAAGTAATTATTATCCTCTATTGGATACTGGTAATAATTTGTATTCACTGCAACTACATAATTAGTTCCATCTTCAACCACTCTGTTTTGACTTTGAGATGCAGAAACCCAACCATCTCCTATAAAGTAAGCTTGAACCCTTTGGAGAGAAGTTGAATAACAAGTGCAATAAGAATCTACTACTATTGGATTAGAACCATAATCAACTCCATCTTCATTTAAATAACCAGGATTTGGATAAGCTTTAACAGTGCTATCATATTGAGTAGGTCTTAAACATAATGTTTGTTTTTCATTAGTATAAGTAAATCTATTAACTACATCTCCAGAAGCAGGAGTTAAAGCATTCTCTGGAATCCATTGATTTCCAGCAAACACCCAACTACCTGTAATCAAATTAGCTTGCGGATCAACATATTTAGTCCCTGGAACAACTGTATATTGAGCAAGATTATACATTCTATTTGCATAAGTATCTGGCCAATTATAAGTTTGAACAGCCGTATTTGTTTGATAAATAGTATTAATAGTTTCATACTCAAATTCTTTATTAGCAAAATAGTTGTATGCATTATTCTCATTAACAGTTTGATTTCTTAAGAAGATTAAATCATTACCATCTCTAGTTGGCTGTAAAGTATTAGGATAATCGCTATAAGGCTTAATAGCACCATCGGTTAATCTATAGCTTCTAGCAAAATCACCAGTTAATAAATCAAATAATCCATTATCTGGGATTCTTTCTTCTTGATTATTCCAATTGTATCTCACACCTTTTGGAACTGGGACCCAATAGTGAATCATCATAAAGTTCTCATAAGCTATATTGTCATAAATAATACCTCTTAAATGTTCATAATCATTATCACCTTGAATAACATTATTGGTATATGGATCTGCAGTCATAAGATATTTATCTGCTCTACCTTTACCAAGTGCGTATCTGTTAATATTAGTATTATCATATATACGAAGCCAATCTGCATCATACATTGTGCTGCTCATATTCTTAAGTAAATAATATCTTGAAATTTTATTAAGATATTCATTACCAAGACCAAGAACAACAGTAGGACTACTTCTAAAGTTAGAGAATGTATAAAAATAACTATCTCCAATTTCTGGGTTATCAAGTAAAGTTTGAATATTTCCACTTCTTGAATCCCAAGTTCCTACATAAGGAAGAACATAACCAGTTGTATGAGAATTAGATTCATCTCGATTATCATACCAATATAATGCACTATTCCAAGTTCTAGTAGTGTAAGATGTATCTTCAGAAGTGTCTAAAGTATCACTTGTTTTTACAAATGGTCTTGTCATTTCCCCAGAAGTATAAATGTCATAAATTTTATGTTCGCTATATTCTCCTGGTTCAAAATAGTCATATGTTCCTGCCATATTAATACTAATACCACGATTCTTAATATACCTAATTTCGTTAGAACCTTCTGTATGATAAACAGTATAATATACTCCTAAATAATTAGGTTGATTCCATAATTTATAAGTATTAGGATCAAATGGTGGATATACAACATATTGTGTTCCACATCTAACTAATTCATTAAATGTAAATTGAATATTATCTTTATTCCAAGGTCTTGGATTCCAAAGATAAATACCATCTCCAAAACCTAATGGTTTATAAAGGTTTTTATCAAATCCAAAATAATCCCAAGTTAATACTAATTCTGTATCTCTATAAAGAATTGGTTCAACATCAGCAGTAATAGTTCCTCCATATTCAGAAATTAATTGATAATAATCTGAATCTCTAGCTTTAACATAACCAACAATTGAATCATTATCACAACTTTGCACTGGATAAAATTGTTGAGTCATTGGCCCAGTAATTCTTAAAACAGTTTTACCGTCTGTTGGATAAGTAATTACAGATGCTGAAGAATCATCTGATTCAGAATAAACAACTAAATAATGAGGATCTACAGTATTTTTAGTTTGAAGATATCCATAATCTATTAATTCAGCTTGCCGCCAAGAAGTTTCTATGAATTTCTCCCAATCTGGATTCCAATCTGAAATAGAACAAGTAAATGCGGCCGTGCCTAAAAGATTAACTGGAATTGCTTGATACTGATAATATTTACAAGTATAACTGTAAATTGTTTCAGGATATACAAACTCTATTTCATGTAAATCTGAAAGACTTGCATAAGATAAAGTAAGCATAGGAACTTGTGCTTGTTCATGGAATCTTAACTTATATTGTTGTGGATTAATTCCAATAGAATCTAAAGTAGGACTAGAGAAATTAATCTCATCTAAATGAATTACCTCAATTCCTAATCCATTATAAAGCTTACCAGCTTGGTTAAATGAAATATCTTCATTCTTAATCCAGCTATCTTGAGCAGGACAATAACACCATAATCTGTCTATTGTCATTTTGGTTATGGTAATGGTAGATCCAAAAGGAATAGTAGCCGTCTCTTGATCAGCTACATCATAATCTGGATTCTGTCCTGGACCTGTAATAGGATCAGTTTGATTTAATAAAATCCATCCTGCTTGGTATTCATCAAGACGACCCCATCCATTTCTCTCTTCAATAATTGTATAATTGTCATTTTCAACAATCATAGCTAAAGTAGGGAACTTGCGGGCTGGGCCTCTATGGATACCAGCAAACTTATTTCTAACATACACTTGATAAGGAATGAAGTAATCATAATCTTCATCCTCATATAAGGCTGTATGATAGTGGTTGTAATATTTAATAGCTCCGTTAGGATTTAATACAACCGCACTTAAATTACAATCTAAATAGTTAGGACTATTTTCATTGACTGTAATTAATGTATCATCATAAGCTCCTTGTCTATAATATTCTACATACAATAAGTTTGGAGCTTCTTGTTTAGTTAATTTATCATATACAACAATTGGTGATGGAGCATCAATGAATGCTTCAATATCATCATTTTCAATTATTGATTCATCGAACACTAATCTACCATGAGCAAAATCTTCATTGTAGAATAAATCTACATCAATATTAAGATCTGCTAAAGAAGTAGCATTTTCAATATCTTCTAATGAATAGAAAATATCTCTTGAACCTATTCTTACATTATCTCTATAATAAACAACTGTCTTGGTAAAGTTTCTTAATTTATAGTAGATATTCAATGCTCCCATAAGATAAATATCTGCAAGAGACATATTCTGGAAACTTAAATCAACATCTAAATCTAATAATCCATCAAGATGGAAATCATCAGGCTTATAATCATTGAATTGAAGAATATCTTCTAAATTTTCATTAGCTTTATTATACCAAGTAGGAACATTTACAAATTGATTTGTAATAAATGTATTATCATAATCATAATAATTAGCTATTGTCTTACCAAAAATTGTAGGATCTAGGATACAATTAAGAGGTAAAACCTCATTTGCTTCAATTGTTCTAACTGAATGAACTGGTCCTCCAGTTTGAGGAGCTAAATAGCTATCATAAGTATAGGTTCCACCTTTATTTGAGTTGCCAAAGAAGATCTCTGTGACCAGATCAAATAATCCATTAGCTGGCATTACATAATCATATACTTGATCTCCTTGAGCCACTGGGATAAGATTTCTTACTAATCTATCTTGATCATAAATCTTAATGCCCCAAATAGCACAACCTGTCATTTGAGGAAAAGCTGGCACTGGGAAAGTCGCATAATTAATATTCCTAGATTCAGTCTTCTGTTCCATAACTATAGTTCCCGGCTTCTCTTGTTCTACTTCAGAAGATTGCTTTGTTCCTGTTATTACCCAAGTTGTATATGAGACTGAAGTTGAAAAGTCTCTGTCATAAGGATTACCAAGTGCGTTGTTAGAAAGGTTTAAACTACTAGAACTACCAAGGAAAGGCATTACTGTTGGATTAAATGCCATTATATTCACATTTCCAGTATCTGGATTTGTAGTTTGGAATAATGATAATGTTCCTTTAGGCTGACAAATATTTTCAAATAATGGATTGTCTTCTGATTCATCAAAAATATAGGTGGTAGGAGTATTACTATCACTTTCTCTCCATTCAGCCCCATATTTATTATAAGCATCAAGAATTATTGTATAAGGATTACCGCAAGCAGTTCTTATTCTATCAGTTCCTCCAGTAGCACGATTAATACACCAATTTGGAACACGATCAAAGTCTGTTATAATCTCACGAAGATCTTCTTCGTCTGTCCTAGTGAATCCATAATTACTAAATCCTTTAATTACATTATAATTATCATCATAATCACTATATTTACCTTTTCTATAAACGGCTTCAATTCCTGTGTATTTAAGGTGTGGATCTCCAGAAATTACTCCAATACCATCTCCAGCTCTATAATAAGTTTGTCCATCAATTGATTGCGGGCCAGCTGCTGAATATACATATCCTCCAGCTTGTGGAATTCTGCATCTAAAACCAAAACATCCAGAAGAAGAAGGACTTACCGCAGAACCTCTTGGAGTTCCATTAGCAGAAGTAGAAGCTGCAACACCATCTCTACTTGCTCCAGAAGTGCCAAGATAAGACTCACCCAATGGACCATAATATCCAAAGAAATAAGTATAACCTAAATCTTGATACATATATTGAGCTGTATTAGATCCAATACCCCAAGGTCTTGCATAACCCTTTAACTCAACTCTTAATCTACTTAAATCTTTTGGTTTATACCCAAGATCAATATAAGGGATTCTTCCTCCATAGAAATGAGTATTTCCATTAATATCATCAAAATAATCTTCCTCATTAACTTCACCCCAATAAAGAACCTTTTGTTCATAAGATAAAGATTCTGGATCGTGCGGTTGAGTCGTTTCTTCATAAACTATAGCTATTTCTTCAATCGCGGCCAAGTCAGCAAATGTTTGATAAGCAGTAGAACTATTTTGTATTTGACCACCATTACAATTTGAAGGTTTATACTTGTTTATATATTCATTAGGAATAGTATCTAAAACATAAATTGGAATTCCTGGTTCAAAAACATCTATATTAATTCCCCAGGTTGTAGAAGCAATAAGATTTTCACTGCTTACAGAGTTTTTATAATAATTTACATCCAAATATGTTGTATCTACTTGATATACAATAGTATAAATTTCTTTGAGTTTGCTTGGTGTATCAAGTTTCTCATCCATTTCATACCACTGATATGGCTCACCATCTTTATAAAAATTAGCGGGTTTATGAAGATTTTTATCTATATAAAAATCAATATATTCGCCATCTCTAAATTGAGTTTCATCAAGGGTTAAAACTTCGGAAGCTATAGTTTCATAAGTTCTAATTCCATAAACTTTTTTAATATAGCGAATTATTGTTGTATATGTTTCAAGCTCTCTATCTGCAATTTTATAAACAATCTCATAAGGAGAATGATCAACTACTCTAGTAAGAGAGACTTTTGTGCCAGGATATACAAAATCAGTTTCATATCCTTCTGGCTTATATTTATTGATACGAACTATATCTCCAAAAGTAGGAGCTTGATAGAAATCTTGTTCAGATATTCCAATTGTCTCCTCTTCGATAAGAGTTCTAACACCAACACTATTTTCAGTATAATATCTAACTGTAATTGTATTTGCTTGTTCTGGATAAACGACTGTATAAACAGCATTGTTCATGTTATCGAAATCCCAAACTAAATTTTCAACATTAACAATTTCACCAGATTTATAATATGATGGTTGATATAAATCAATTTGGAATTTTTCATAAGGATCAAATATCTGATCTACAAAATCACTTGCTCTAAAATAATAAGCAACATTTTGCATAAAAGTTTCACCCTTATAATAATTCACATAACAATGACCGATCTTATGATCTAAATTAGTATCTGTATATCTTTCATCGTCTCTAATATTAAAACTGTTCTGTCCAGTAGCATCTTCAAAGAAAGTGCCTGTAATTTTATCATACAAACAATTTGAAGGAGCAACTTGATCGCCAATCTTATCATAGAATTGAACTGGAATATAATCCCTAATCAAAGCTCCATTATAATAAATACGACAACTATAAATACCAATACCAGCAAGACCTTCCTCATATTGACCAGCATTATTATTTGCGAACAAATATAATGGATATGGCATTTGGGCGGCCTCGCTTGCCATTGTGTTGCTATAAGTGAAGACCGCAGTAGAATATCCTGGTCTTTCAATAGCATAAATACCAGAGTTTGCAGAGAAACCAATTGCAGAGCTTTCAGCCTGAACCAAAGCATCAGAATAAAGACCCGCTTGAGCTTCATAAGTATTTACTCCAGTAAGATTCTCACCATACTGTGTCTGGTTGTTAAATCTCATATAGTAAGATCCTAATGCAGATTGAGAACCAAATAAATAACCGAAGCCCGCATTAACATTGTGTAAAGGAACATCATTATCAACACGTTCGCATTCCATAACTACGGTTAATTTGCTCATATCTTCAACTGAAACTCCAGTATTAATATAAGCATGGTTCATTGTCCAATTAGGATGTAAGTATTCATAATCACCTAAATCATTGTGCTCTAGGAAAAGGAATCTATGTGGATAATCTAAATCCCCACCTGGCTCCATAATTGTTTCATAAACTACATTTAGGCTTGTTAAGTTTCTTAAAGATTCAAAATTAATAGGTCCATGATATTGAAGTTCTCCATCATCACAATAACTAGGTTTATAAGCATTTATATTAAATCCTAAATCATATAAAGTTGTATCAATAGTAAAATCAATAACTTTATAGGATATTGAACTACTTCCAATCCAATTTAAATCATCTACATCATCTGTGTAATATCTAACTGGAGTGATGAAAGTAGAAGCCATATAAACTACGGTATAAGCTGATTCAATTTCATCAAAATTAAGAAGGGCAGTTGAACTGTATCCATCTAAAATACCATTTTCATAGTAATCAGGCTTATAAAGATTCATATTAAATACATCTTTAAGTCTAATACCATTTATAGTATCTGCTTCATTGATAGTAATAATAGATGTATTTATTGTTGCAAAAGTAGAAGCTAATTCTTGCTTGTATTTTAAAATTATATTTTTTGTGCGGGCAGCTACTATTTCTTCATAGTAAATATTAATTGGAGAAGCTTGAGTCAAACCCGCGAGAGTAATAGGTCCATCATAAGAAAGAAAAGCATCAAATTGGAAACCTTCTGGTCTATGACTTGCTATTGGAATAATATCGCTTAATACTGGATCTCCAAGAAAATCTAAAGCATTAATAACAACATCTTCTACAATAGGCTCTTCTTCTGGAACCCAATAACCAACTTGGATTGTATAGTTAATTGGTTCATAATAAACCTGTAATACTCCACCAGAAATAACAGCATCATAACTATCATAGATACTGCCATTATATAAAACTCCACTTTGATATTCTGAAGTGTGATATTTGTTTAAATCTAAATTAATATCTGAAAGACTAAAGCTTTCTTCATAAGATTCTTTATATACTGTTCGAAGTGTGGTTGTAGATACTCTATACCAACCTGGATATACACCAACATAATATTCAACAAATACAATATTAGTTGATTTAGCATATTTAATCTCATAACTAACTTTCAAATCTTCATATGTAATTAATTCAGTAAGACTATGATCTTCAATATAACCTTCATTATAATAAGTGGCTGTTGGTCTATAAGCATTTACATTAAGAATTTCTCCAAGAGTCATTCCATCAGTGAAATCACTTTGCTTAAACACTTTGGTTAAAGCTCCAACAGTAGAATAAGTTCCATCATCGTCTTCTTTTAAATAAGAGACAGTGATGCTTTTAGATAAATCGTTCTCTAATTGATCATAGAAAACATAAATTGGACTTACAGCTAATAAGTTTTCAACTGTTAATGCTCCTGTAAAAGCTATTCTTCCTAAATAACCTTCTGGTTTATAACTTTTTACATCTACTAACTGTCCAATAGACTGAATATTTTGTAATTGCGGATATGTAAATTGTATATTACTTACAAACATATCCTGGTAAATACCAGTTCCATTGTCCATAAAATAGTTAATAGTTAAATTATAAGCTATAGGAGCATAATTAATAATAAGAGTTCCTAATGACTGTAAGTTTTCATAAGTAATTTCTCTGCCACCAAGATTTGTAGCAATACCTTCTTGATAATAATTCGGTCTATATTTATTTGCGTCAATACCTATAGAAGCAAATGTATTACCAGTATCTTCAAACATTGCTGCGCGAACAGTAATACTATCTGTTGATAATAGAGTTGTTGAATTCTGATAATATAAAATAGTTAATTTAAAACTACTTGTATAGTTTGCATCAGTTGTATAGATTTCTCTTTCACCTTTTGCATAATCAGAAGTAAAACTATAATCAACTACAAAATTACCATTCTTTAATCTTTGAGGTTCAGCTTTACCAGTCATACTAACATCAAAGTAATAATCTAAATCATCAAACTTTAAAGTTGCCTTTTTTAATAATCTAGTTAATTTACTAATTCTTAAAAAGGCATCATCTTCATCATTTCCTAATACTAAAAAAGACAGCCTGATATCTTTAAAACTATCTTGCTGTCTAATTGGAGTTGGCTGTATATCACCATCAAGCCATGCTTCTTTAGTGTTAACCTGATTACTTGTAATGACTCTATCATATAACTTGATGCCGAGACTACTTAATTCAATATTGTTTATTAACATCAATAGCCTCCTCTTTGGGTTTGTAGCGCTAATTGGTTAGAAACCATTTCAACATCATCTTCTTCTGAAAACCAGGTTTCATTCATAATAGCTTCTAATTCCGCATCAGAAGAATTAATATCGGCAATGTGTTCATTACCTCCATTATGCCTAAACCCCACTTGTTGTGTATATGGATTCTCCGCACGTTTTTCATGAATGTGTTGGAGAACATCCTCATTAATTGCCATAAGACTAATCCTCCTTGATGTTTAATTTTTGGAATGTTTCTTTCCTATCCTCAAAATTTCCAATAGTATAACCCTTATCTTCAACAAAACGAATATCAGCATTTTTATTATTTCTATTATGTAAAGCGATTAAATAAATATTAGCATCAATTTCTAATCTTCTTTTAAAACCTTCATAAGCATTATCAATATCTTGTATTGTCATCTGATAAAAATCAGAAGGAGCTATACCCATTTCTCCTACGATTCTGGTGTATAGCTCCTCGATTTCTAAAGGAGATTTTAGAGATAAATTTTTATCAATATACGTATTTAATAAATCGATTTGATTATCAGAACATTCCATTAGTAAGGATTGAACATCTTGTAATGACATATTAGGTTGATCGGTGATAAATCCAGCATAATACGTCAACAACTTAATGTCTT